GTCGATAAGACCTTCCTCTACCATATGAGCTCGCCACCCAGTTAGCATACTCTCTTTCAACTCACGGTTGAAGTCGAGGTCCTGTCCGAAGCTCTCATAATCTGCTTCAACCCATGCAGAACGGATTGGAGCAACCTCACGAATGAGAGTTCCAGCATTTAAGGAGTCAGATGCATATGAGAGAAGCCTAATAACAGCTCTTTCAGAGGCATCATGAATCCCACTGGGTTTCTCAGGAAAGCACATGCGAATTACAAGCTCACGATGTGGCCTGTACGCAAAGCCCTCTCCCCAGAAGTGACCAAGGAAATGGACATCCTCACCTTTAGAGGCAAAGGATACCTGAGTCTTCTCAGTATTCAGGTTAAGTCCAAGATCCGAAAGATGGCGCGCCAGCTCATCCAACGAAACCAACTCGGACATGCCAACGATAGAATCGTCGCCAAGTACGAGAAGCCGGTCCTCCTGTACAGCAAGACCACGTTGCTTAATCCACGCATAGGTAACAGCCATGTAATTAACAATGCTGTCAATCATCTGCGTGAAATAGCTACCGCTAGGCACACCATGGTGCTTCTTCCACACTGTGGCGTCAGGCATCATAATTGGTGTGTGAATGAAGTAGTTCGTGATACTACTCCAAGCGGCTTCATCTTCATCAGTGGAGAAGGTGAAATGACTCCGCAACACCATAAAGGCGAAGAGGATGTGTTCAGCACTGATGGATGAATCGAACCCGGAAAAATCCAGACTGTAACGGACACCACTGTTACGAATGCGTTGCAGCCGCGCATTCACATCAGTTTTCTCAAGCCCAAACACCATAGGTGTTTTGCGCATGATGTAGTGTCTGATCAGTTCCGGTGCGAATTTCGCCTCCAACAGAAACACTGACTGAGGATAACCCCAAACCAGTCGAGTCTTTGGGCCAGTGGCACCATGTTGGATTCGGTGATAGGCGACGCACGGTGGAGGAGCCATATCTCCACTGAGGATTCGGAACGCCCTACCCAAATCGTTGTCGAAGGCCTCACCCTTCTTCTTCAATTCAGGTAAACCTGAGCTCTTTTCCATTTTCGTCACCGACGAAAGTTCCTTACCCAAAGGAACAGGGAAAATTTCACCGTTTCCTCCGAAAGCAGCGAAGGTAATCGCTCTGGCCTGGCGAAGGGCCTCAGCGTCCACCCTTGACACATCAGGAGTGGTGGAATACCTCAAAAGCTGGTCGACCAGTTTCGCTGGTTCATACTGGCTTTTGTTGTCGCGCTCTGGACGAAGATCGAAACCTTTCCTCACAAAGTGATTCAGGAGTCGGTACTCAACCAGGATCGGTGTCTTGCGGTTGAGATAGTTCATAGTTGACACAGTTGATCTGGTTTTCTTCAGCATATAGCTGCTTTCCGTCAGATCTGTGCCCCGTAGACGTGAGGTATCTAAGTCCTCATCTACGTCTACCCAGAATGGAGTTCCCATACCTGGTCCTTTCATACGTCCACTCACTTTATTTAATCATCG